TAAAAACGAATCATGAGAAGCGCATCACTACCAGAAGGATTTTTTCTAGGACAAATTCCACCCGGTTGGAATGAATATGTGCAAGATTCAACATGGTCAGATGCACATAATAATAGGGTAAAAGTTAGAATACCCGCAAAACAATCATTATCTGGAGAAATACCAGATAAGGATTTACCTTGGGCCATTGTATCACAATCGACTTCGGGTGGGAACTTAAATGGTTCATCCGTTGGATTATGGGGTGGTGAATGGGTTATAGGATTTTATTTTGATGAAGATGAACAAATTCCAGTCATCATACAGGTACTGAGTGATGATGTTATAGAAGGAGGAAAAATAAAAGAATCGATAGGAGGTAGCACACAATTTAAAGCTGTCAGTCCATATAATTCCGGTAGAGAGGCACAATCATTTCAGATAAAGTGTGGACCTAAACCAAAGGAACCTGCCAAAATAGATAAAAAAACTATAAAGGAAGCAACGCAAAGTTCGCCCCCAGCACCAGAACCACCTATTGTGGCACCAGCATTTGCACCAGTCAATCCTGATGAAGTAGCATGACTTTCATTACTACATGGACTATAAATACGAGCATAAGGAGGTGAATCAATAGTGGCATCTAATCCAACAAGTCAAGAAGTTTACAATTATCTCAGAAAAAAGGGACTTAATAATAACCAAGCTCAAGGCATACTTGCTAATATAATTGGCGAGAGTGGACTGAACATGGCCGCAGAGGGTGATCGACGTTCTGGTGGTTCTATTGGATTATTTCAGTATAATTACAATGCCGGTCGTGCCCAACCATTTGTCGCAGCAGTTCCTGATTGGAAGACAAATTGGAGAGGACAAGTTGATTATGTAATAGATAAAGATCCACAAACGAAAGCATATTTAAGTAAAACCTTCAATTCTCCGGAAGCTGCAGCGGCAGATTTTATGAGAAATTGGGAAATACCAGATTCTCGTCTTTGGGCGTCTAGAGATAGAAAACATAATAAATTTATTAGAAGTAATAATTTTGATTCCTCTTATCAATCAGATTCATCAACATCAGATTCATCGACATCATCAACAGAGGAAAGACCACCAGAATTTGTTTTACCCATACCAAAAACGCCAAAACCTACAGGTATTAGTCCAGAGGCATCTGCTTTATTAAATGAAATCGATTTAAAAATAGATGCAGTTAATGAAATAATAGCAGAACAAGGAGGAGACCTCAATGCTTTCTCTACTTGGCCTGCTGAAGCACAGGAAGAGTATAATAAAAGATATCTAGAATTACAACAGGCACAATCAAACTTTGACAAACTGGCAAAAACTGATGCTTCTGCTTTTTGTGTTGCAGGTAATCTGGGACCAAAATCTCATAGTCATCCAGGAGCTCCTGACTGTACAACAATTCGAGGCACTGAAGCATATTGTAAAGCAGTTGCAATACTCAATAAACCCGTGGATTTACCGGATCCATGTGGACAAGGTGATTTGGCCAAAATTAACACTTCATTATTAAAATTTTTCAATGATCTCAAAGCAATAAGACAATTCGGAGACACTTATATTAATAGCACAGTTAATGAAATATACAGAGTTACAAATTTAGTCAGAAATACGGCATCAGCAATCGGTGCAGTATTGAAAGGTATAATGCAAAATCTTCGTAATTGGTTGCTCGATAAAATTAGACGAGGTATTCAAGATTTAATTGATAGGATATTTCCAACCCTTGCCAAAGAATTAAAAAATACCATAATAGGACAAATTATTGATAATATTCTATGCAAATTTAAAGATATAATCAAAAACCTTGGCAGTCTTGTTGGAGACTTCTTATTCGAACTTATCGGTAATGTTGTCAATCTTCCTCTTTGTGGAGTTCAGCAATTTACAAACGGATTAATTAATAATGTTGTTGCCAAAGTAGATGAGGCACTGGCACCAATATTAGATGGCATCAATGATCTTTTAGGTGGTGCCGGTAAAATTGTTGGTTCAGTATTTGAGGCACTTGATTTCATTCTTGGATTTGAAGCATACCTTTGCCAAAAACCAAATTGCCCAGAAATTAAATCCACAATATTAGGACCATGGGCAAACTCTCCCAACAAACCTTTTGGAAATGGTTTTGATAATTTTGTTGGCAATGCCGAGAATTATATTTTGGGTGGAGGATTAGAAGAATCTGTTAATGGATTATCAATTTTCGGTGGAACATTAGGAGACTTGGCAAATGCACCCGATGCAGCATTCCCATGTGATACAGATCCCTTTAAATGTGGTCCACCATCCATTGAAATTTTTGGTGGTGGTGGTATTGGTGCCGTAGGTAAGGCAGTTATTGATAGATTTGGTAGAATTTATGGAATCGATGTAGAAAATGGTGGTAGTGGATACACAAAACCTCCATTTGTAAGCATTATTGATCCATGTGATAATGGTAGAGGTGCATCTGGATATGCAGTAATTGATTATGAAACAGGACAAGTTATTGATATTCCAGTGATTAATCCTGGATACGGATATCCAAACGCACCAACTGGTCTTGATGAATTTGGCGATCCGGTAGATCCAACATCACCTGGTGGAGGAATCACTCCTGGTGGTGAAAGTGATACTATCATCGATCCTGATATTGTAGTGAATGACTACGTGGTTTGTTTAAAAGGTTTTGATATTATTTCTACAGGACTTGGATACACACCCACAGATGAAATTATAATTACACCAGACGTTCCAAATTTAGAGGCAAGTGTTAGAATAACAGAGGAAGGTCAAATTGTCAGTATAACTTTAACAGGTGAAGTTTGTGGTTTAACTGATATTCCAACTGTTACAATAAAAAGTCCGACAGGAGAAGGTGTCAAAATTAGACCAAGATTCTCCTTCAAGAGACTTACTGATGATATTGAAGAAGAAACACCACCAGAATTGATTGTTCCCGTAGATAAGGCAACTACTAGTGATGGTATTATTAATGCTCTTGCTCAAAGAAGTGTCGTTCGTGTAATTGATTGTGTTGGAAATACTGCCCCAGTCATCGGATATGTTAATGGTCAACCATATTCTGGACCATTCCATGTTCACCCATCCAAAGGCGTGAAAATGGTTGGTGCCTTCCATATTCGTGGATATCATGATACAATCTATGATACTGCTGAAGAAAGTTTAAATAGAAGAAGATCTACTCAACTCTCAACTCCTGCACCAGCAACCCCTCAAACTCCTGCATCGACATCGAGACCTGCACCAACGCCAAGACCTACACCAGCACCAAGATCTGCTCCCACACCTACTCCAAGACCTGCACCTACTCCAAGACCCTCCCCATCACCACCATCATCATCACCCGGTGGCGGTGGTGGATATGGCGGATATTAAAATTAAAAAATCATGACATTTATCCCAGAAACTCAACTTGCAAATAATCAACACGGTCGATTATGTTTTGGTCCTATCGCACCAAAGGATAAGGATGATAACACTGCAATGTCTTTATTTTTGGATGGCGGATATACTCAACTATGTAATAAAAACGGAAATGTATCTGTAATTGTTCCCGGCAAATCTGAAGAACTTTGTGGAACTGAATTGGTAAAGGGTGACCAACAAGAAGCATCAGAAGAGGCAATTGCAAAACATATTGTTGCAAGAAATGGTGACATCTGTATTACTGCCGAGAATGGAAATATAAAATTCAAGGCAAAAAACATATATGTAGAATGTATAGGTGATGGTAATGATGGATCATTTTTGTTGAAAGCAAATGATCACATCGAGATGATTGCTGGTGAACAAATGACCATGGGAGCATCAAAAATATGCATGGTTTCATCTGATGCCATCACTTTGAATGCTCAAGGTTTTTTGAATTTATTCTGTGCTGATGTGGTAAAATCATCCCCTCTTAACGTGGTTGCAAAATTATTAACGGGAGATGTTCTTGGTGGATTTATAGATACTGTTAGAAAAACTTGTGGATAAGGAGTAGAAATGGCATTTGATTATTTGGAAGCAAACCATATAGATATTTTTAACTCTTTTACCGGTGGTGGTCTTGCGTTTCCAAAGGCATTTACAGAACCCGGTGGAGGTATTCTATCGGCATATAAAGGTCACTTTGGACAGGGATGTAGCGCACAACCTTTTAGTGCATCATTATGTTCGGCACCTTGTGTTGGTCCTATTCCTACTCCATTATCATGGAATTTTTTGGGTCTTGGTGCTGAAGTAGGAACGAGAAATTTGATTGGCGTAGATGTAAAGATTGGTTCTAACATAGCACTAGGTGCAATCTCGGCAAATTATAATGCAGTATTTCAGAATGTAGTTGGAAAAGGTGCTGAAGTTACTCCAAAAAAGTCGGCTGTGGCACCGAAAGAAACACATATATCTGCTAAAGGTGATTTACTTGGAATCTGGTCGATTATGGGCACTCCTTTTATACAGGTAATATCTCACATTAATTCTCATTCGGATGGAAGATTGAAAAAGGATATTGAACCCATTTCCAGTTCTACATCCTTGACAAAGGTGTTACAATTAAATCCTGTATATTATAAATGGAAAAAAGAACTTGTTACATCTTCATTTTTAAAAGCTCACGGAGAAGGAAAACAGATTGGTCTAATTGCACAGGAAGTTGAAGACATCATTCCCGAAGTTATGACGGAGGGAGAACTTAAAGGCAAAGACTGGAAAGGTGTCAACTATCCCAAATTGACCACCATGTTGATTGGAGCAGTCAAAGAACAACAAAAACAGATTGAAGAATTGAAAACTAGAATTACTGAATTAGAATCATGAATGAAAATTTAGCAAATAGAGCTCTCGAAGTTTTAAACAGAGACCAGGATCAATTAAAAGGTGCATACGAAAAACAATCTGATTATGATGCACCGGATAAAATAGAAAAAGTAACAGTCACAGAAAATTCTGATGGAACTTGGAGTCAGAATAAAGAACTTGTCGAGAGTGGATTTAAAGATGGGGGTGTTATTGGAGAAAGAGAGGCAGAAATTGAAGAAGAAGCAGAAATATTACAAGAGTTTTGTGCAGAAATAGACAATAAAATTATTGGTATTCTCACTCAAATTGATGATAAGAAAAGAGAAATAGTTACATTATCAATCACAGCAGGAATTACTTCAACCGGTGGAGTCAATTTTTGCAACTCATCATTGGGTGTTGGTATAGTTACATTATTTGATATAAACGAAGACACAGAAACTGTTAAAATATACACCAAAATGGCAGGTCCTAATGTTGATTATGGGACAGAAAATCCATTTGAACCTGACACAACCATATCTTTAAGTGGAGTGACAACACACTATGCAGGATTTGGATACGAGAATGTTGCCGAATCATCCGTTTATAAAAATAGTGCCGGATCTGTAACCGGACTCAAAACAGATGGAAGTGGACCAGGAATTTCTACAAATGGTAGACTTGATTTAGCTGGAACCGGAACACCTTTTAGTGGTGCTTTAACATGTGCTCAAATAAAAACTCAGATCGATTCCTTGTATGATGATATTATTGTGCTCCGAAATGAAATAGGGACACTTCGAGGCAATCTTAATATTGTCAAAAATAAGAAATCAGAAAAAGAATTACAAAACTGGGGATGTAAAAATATTAGATCTGAAGTTAATGCTAGAGCAACTTCCGAATCATCAGTAATATCTGCCGTTGTGGGTCTATCAACAAGCAATTGATGCTACTATATAATTAAACCAATTGGATATGATGATATGGGGAAAGAACATGTCAGCAGCATTCTAGTCGATATTTGTAAGAGAACCGTTATTGTTTTAGGCAATGAGGGTGATACGAGAGTAATAGAATGTGAGACCGTAAATGAGTTCATGAATGTTTTAAGAATTATTGATGAAAACATCGAACCAGAGATGGTAGTATATGCCAAACTTGCAGTTTGTAAGAAAAGAAATTCAATTAATAAAGGTAACTAAATAGAATATAGAAATATTTCAGCAGTAAAATAATACCATGCCTCTGAATAAACTAGATAATTTTATCAAGAATACTGAAGGTCGCATACTATATGTAAGTCCATCGGATTTGGACGCGACTGATAGTATTAATAATCAGGGCAATTCTCTTGCTCAACCATTCAAAACTCTTCAGAGAGCACTGCTAGAGTCTGCAAGATTCTCATATCTGCAAGGAAATAGTAATGATTTAATTGAAAAGACAACTATTCTTCTCATGCCGGGAATTCATGAGATTGATAATAGACCTGGTTTTGCTCTCAAAAGTATTAGTGGAGTTGCAAAAGTATTTTCTCCTGGTGGTGGAGAAACCGCAGCATCAGATACTTTATCCCTTAAACTAGATTCTAATTTTGACATTAATCAAGAAGATAATATCCTTTACAAGTTTAATAGTGTTAATGGTGGTGTCATCGTTCCTAGAGGAACATCCGTTGTTGGTCTTGACTTAAGAAAGACTAAACTTCGCCCAAAATATGTCCCAAACCCAACGGATGCAACAGTTGCTGGATCTGCGATTTTTAGAATTACTGGTACATGTTACTTCTGGCAGTTCTCTTTCTTTGATGGTGATGATAATGGTGTAGTTTATACTGATCCTGTCGATTTTTCTGTAGATAATAGATCCAGACCAATATTTTCACACCACAAATTAACTTGTTTTGAGTATGCTGATGGTGTTAATAATGTCAACAACTATGATCTAACCGATCTTGACATGTATTATGCGAAACTTTCTAACGCATATAATACTGCATCGGGTAGAAATATTGATCAAAAATATCCTGCTAACCCACAAGGATTTGAGAAGCAAAGACCCGAATGGGAAATTGTCGGTGCCTTTGCATCCGACCCAATACAAATTGATTCTATCGTATCAGGTAGTGGTGGAACTCCAAGCAGCATTATCACTGTTACTACTAAAGAAGATCATGAATTGCAAGCAGGAACTCCAATCAAAATTAAAGGAGTTACTCCTAATGACTATAATATTTCCACAAAAGTTCAGAGCGTTTCTGAAGATAATCCAAAAGTATTCACATACTTACTTCCAGACTTTAGAAAAAATCTGGAAACTCCCGGTAATACATCAAGTGCCACTATAATCATTGAAACTGATACCGTAACCGGTGCATCTCCATATATCTTTAATATCTCTTTGCGTTCAGTCTTCGGCATGAACGGCATGCTGGCAGATGGAAGCAAGGCATCCGGATTCCGTTCGATGGTTGTGGCTCAATTCACTGGAGTTTCACTTCAAAAAGATGATAGAGCATTTGTAAAGTATAATAAGTCAAATAGAGTATATGAGGGTCTTTCTCAATCCAAAGTAACAGGTAGTGCTTTATCAGCAGAGTCATCATCTACCAATCCCAATACTGTTTACCATTTAGATTCTGGTGCGGTTTACAGAAACGGATGGGAGACCACACACATTTCAATGATCAATGATGCAATCCTCCAGATTGTTTCTGTGTTTGCTATTGGATATAACAAACACTTCTTTGCAGACACCGGTGGTGACGCATCAATCACCAACTCTAACTCTAACTTTGGTCAATTATCATTAACTTCTGCAGGATTTAAAAAAGAAGCATTTGCAAAGGATAATAAAGCATTCGTCACTAATCTTATTGCACCTAGAGCAATCACTAGTGAGCAAGAAAATATTGATTGGCAGGCATTAGATGTTGGTATTACAACATCAGTTGCAAATAATAGAAGATTATATCTTTTCGGATTTACTGACAAAGATGTAAAACCACCAATTTTAACGCAAGGATTCCGTGTTGGTGCAAAAGTTGAGGATAAACTATTTGTAGATTTTAGTGCAGTTACAGGATATGGTGTAAGTGAAGCAAGAATCTTAATGAGTGATGAGGAGACCAGTAGTGTCAAAGAATATCGTGTAGCATCTGGTCCAGCATCTAATGTTTTCTCTATCGGTGCTCACAATCTTTCTACGGGTGAAAAGGTTATTATTAGGAGTGATGATGGTGATCTGCCAGAAAACATTACCGCAGAAACAATATATTTTGTCATTGATAATGGCAACAACAATGATATTAGATTAGCATCTTCTTTCACTTCCGCACAAAATTCTACTGCAATTGAGGTTTTTGGAGGAACTAACCTCACTATTTTAAGTAGAGTATCTGATAAGGAACCCGGAGATCTGGGACATCCAGTTCAATATGACACCACAAATACTCAGTGGTATATCAATACCAATGCTGGTAGTGAAATTTATACTGCATTAACTCAAGTTGGTGTTCAAACTAATGCTGGATTAGATGCTAGAACTGACACCTCATTCTTGAAGAGAATCGCAGATACTAGAAGTTTAGATGAAAAGATTTACAAACTTAGAGTTGTAGTTCCAAAAGAACTTGCAAACGGAAAAAATCCTGAAAGTGGATTTGTTTTTCAAGAATCTAGTTCTACTGGTGTAAGAACAGATGCAGACTTTGATTTGTCCACAATCACAGTGAATGATTATGATTTCAATAGAAATCCCAGATTCATTGGTAGTTGTACATTCTCTGGTAGCACTGTATCAATTAGATCTGAATTGCCACACAATGTAAGTGTTGGTGATGTTGTCATTATCAAAAATGTGACTGATACAACCAACACTGTTGGTACAGCAAATAGTGGATACAATGGCACATTCACAGTTGGGTCAGTCACCAATGACATGGAATTTACATATGAAACTGGTAGATCTCTTGGTCCAGCACTTACAAATGATTTAACTACTAGGAATAGTTCCTTACCAAGATTTGAAATTAACAACTTACAGAATAATCTGTTTGTTTATAGAAACGAAACAATTTCTGAATATATTGATGGTCAGCAAGATGGTATCTATCACATCTATGCACTGAATGCCGATGTTGGAGTCACCACAGAGTTTAACTATAAGTATAATCAGAATGTTGTTGATCTTTATCCACAATTGGATAGAGATAATGTTAATGATAGTCCAACATCAACTAAATCGTTTGCTCTTAGAGCACCTCTTGGTGCAGTTCAAACAAGTGATTTGAAGAAGAGTCTTACGAGAGAATCCACAGACTCTTTCAACAAAAAGTTTAAAAGGCATTTAGTCGTATCTTCAGAATCCGATCTCAGTGTTGTTGCTGGTATTGCAACTCTAACTTTCACAGAAAATCATGGTTTCTCCGGAATTCTAACTCATGAAGGTGCAATCACCGGTGGTTCTGGTCACGTAAATGGAACACACTACAATGTAAAACTCTTTAATGAAGTTGGATTGTCTAGTTGGAATGGTGCTACTGCCATTGTTGGAGTATCTGGTGGTGCTGTTGTCAGCATGGACATTCAATCATCCGGATCAGGTTATCAGGATGGAGATGAATTATTCTTTGACACCGCAGCAATCGGTGGATCTGCTAATGCAAAAATTGCCGTTGCCACAAGAGGATTATCTAATGCAAATCTTCTCAGCACTGATGGTAGTGTTCTGCAATTAACTGGTATTGGAACCACGGCATTCGGTCTTTACAGAGTTACTGGTGTTCCTGGAAGAAATCAAGTTTCTATTGCAAAAACAGTAGGAGATCCATTCTCTATTGAAGGACAATATGGTATTTCTGTAGCTCCTGTTGGAAAAGTTTCCTCAAATTCATTTGATTCTAGCACAGGAACTCAAACATTCAATTGCTCAACTCCTCACGGATTAGTTGCAGGTAATAAATTTAGAGTAACTGACTCTAGTAATAACAATCTTGGAGATTTCTTAGTAAAATCAAGAGTTGGTGTTAATACTTTCACCGCAGTTACAAATGCAAGTTTGTCTGCAGAGTATATTCTTAAGCACGGACTATCTGCAAATGATGGTGTCTCTGATAAATCTGATGAGAATCTTGCATCGAGAGGTATTAGTTTCTATGACACTGAAGTTTTAAGACTGGGTGGTTTTAATGGAGATAATACTCTGCAAATATCTGCGGTCAATTCTGGTATTGCCACAACGAAGAGATTCCCTCTAGGTTCTTATCTCCAGGTTGACAACGAAATTATGAGGGTTGTTAGCAGCACTCTCGGTGGTGTAAGTGATAATGAAATTAGTGTTGTTCGTGGTGCTTTAGGAACAGGAATCTCCACACATGATCCCGGTTCGTTTATCAATAAAGTTGACCCAATTTCAATCGAATTCCGTAGACCATCTATTATTCGTGCATCCGGTCACACATTTGAATACCTAGGATATGGTCCTGGAAACTATTCTACGGGTCTTCCACAAGTTCAGGACAGAACTCTAACAGAGACTGAAGAATTCCTCTCTCAAGCACAAGAGAGAAGGGGTGGTGTTGTTGTTTACACTGGTATGAACAACAAAGGAGACTTCTATGTTGGAAATAGAAGAACATCTTCTGCAACTGGTGAAGAAACTACATTTGACATTCCGGTCTCAACAGTCACTGGAGAAGATCCAGCAAGATTGAGTGTTGTTTTTGATGAAGTCACTGTAAAAGAGAGACTTGTAGTCGAGGGTGGAGATGCAGGTCAAATTCTCTCTCAATTTGATGGTCCGGTCACTCTTACCAAGGAGATTACCACCAAGGACAAAATAACCTCAAAAGGTGTGGTTAAAATTACTGACACTACTCAATCAACCAGCACAACAACTGGAGCACTTGTAGTTGATGGTG